AGGAAGATTGGAATGGACTATAGATCATTAGTTAATAAATTAGAAGCGATTCAAGCTGGTACGTATATCAAAGAGGCAGCGGCTCCTACAGTTTTTAAGCCAACACATTTCCACAAAGGAAATCTTGGTAATAAGAATCCAGTAATGCAAACTCCAGACGGAGCATTTTGGCATGAATCTTCACAAGGCGGAGAAGGCGAGATGCCAGGCACTCGCATTGTTCCGTGGCAGGGCAATACTGAAAATCGATCAGGTTGGAATCCGGCCAGTATTGATGGTGTTATTACACCAGACGGAAAGTACATTGATTTTCCAGAAGGCGTTACTTGGAAACAGTATAAACAAACTGCCGATGACGATGCTGCCTTAATGGCAAAGTTAAAAAAATTAATGGAATTAGTTGACAAATATATTGCGCTAAAAGCAAAACGTGGTCAAGGTGCTAGACCAGCAGGGCCAACTACAAGAGATATGGGTGATGGTAGTAGATTAACTACTGACGCTAAAGGCAACGTTGCAGCAACAGATACAGACGGCGATGCGTATATACCAGGTTCAAATCCAAACTTACCACAGAACAAGGTTAAAGAAAGTATCAACTTCAAAGGTAGCATTGCTCAAAGCCTAGTTGAATCATTTGGTTATCAATTAGATGAATTGTTTTCTGATTCCGCTGAAGATAGAATTCGTGCACGGGCCGCAAAAATAGCAGGAGAAAAACCGCTATCATCATACGGCTCAGCTGGACAAAATGTTCAAGCTGGTAGGGCTGGATATACTCCGCCAACTACACCAACACCTGTTGCTCCGTCATCTGTTGCTCCTACTACATCAAGTGTAGCCAAGACAGCGGTGACTCCGGCGGCGACTACTGGTGCTAAGGCAGCTGGCGCTGGTAGTAAACTATTAGGTCGAGCATTACCAGGCGTTGGAGCAGTACTTGGTGCTCAAGGTGCTTATGACAGCTATAAGAAGGGCGACTATCTTGGGGCCGCACTAAACGGATTATCGGGTGCGTTTTCATTAGTACCAGGTCTAGGTTGGATTCCAGCCGTTGGTCTAGGTGCTTGGCAAGCTGGTCGTGAACTAAGCGGTGCTACTGACAAATACGACAACCCAACCGACAGCGGCCAAGGTAGTAAAGACCGTAAAGCCGGCGGTGCGTTGTCCGATCTACAAAGATTACAACAAATAATTGGTGCTAAGCCGGATGGTGTCATGGGGCCAGAGACTAAACAAAAATTACAAGCATGGCAACAAAAGCAAGGTATTACTGCTGACGGTATACCGGGCCCAGAAACATATAAGAAAGCAGGAATGAAAGAGAGTGCACAAATGAAATCACTAGCAGAAACTATGAGAGATTTACAACAACGATTAACAATGCTTGAAGAACCTAGTCAAGAAATTCCACCAGTTGTCGAACCGACACCCGAAGAACTAGCAACCGCAGAAACAGCAAAACAGCTTGGTGCTGAAATTGGTAAAGTAGGTAACGAAGTTGTAATTATCGCAAAAGATAAAACAATCATCGATCCAGAAACAAAAGAAATCTTGGTTAACAATGGCAGACAGCTAGCCGGTACTGGCAAGACATATGAGCCTGCTATGGCAGAAGGGTACGATGAATTAGAAGAAAGTCTGTGGGGTAACTTATTTAAAGGTGCTGCACGTTTAGGTAGAACTGGTGCTGTAGTTGGAAAACGTGCCGCAAGAGTTAGTCCAGGTAAGGCAGCTTTAGGTGTAGGTGCCGCTGGACTAGCAGGCGGATACACCGCAGGCAAACTTGGTAATAATGATCCAGTTAAACCTAATACTCCAGTTAAACCTCCAGTACCAGGCGGTGGTGGGGGAAATCCAAATCCTCCAGCTACACCTGATACACCAGCTGTACCTGATACCTCAGCGGATGACGCAGAATTGGCTGCGTTGAAAGCTCAAATTGACGCTTTAATCAAAGAGTTGAGTACTTCTAAAAATCCAGAAATACAAAAAGGATTAGCCGACGTTCAAAAGAAATTAGGTTAATAGCTAACTAAAATGGCAGATTCGTTCTGCCATTTTCACCTCTAAAATTTCTAAGTGGTTGCTATTACAAGATAAGTAAAGTATAATAGGCTTATACAAGGAGATATCACATGTCAGGACGTAATTATGGCGCAGAAGAAAAGGCAAAACTAGAGCGGTTGATTTCGGAAGGTAGTACTGTACTTCGAGAAGTTGAAGATCTAACAGAAGGCTTAAAAGAAACAGTTAAGGCAGTGGCAGAAGAATTACAAATTAAACCAAGCGTGATTAATCGTGCTATTAAGATTGCTCATAAAGGTGATTGGAGTTCGCATAATGAAGATTGGGCCGAGATTGAGGCAATTTTAGATATTACAAAACGTATCTAAAAGTAGTATACTATAGATGGCAGGCGGGCCATAATCCGCAACGTTGGTGTTTGTCAGCCCTAAATGACATATGGAGAACTAATGAGCTATGTAGACGCATGGTTTGACCGCGAGAACGATATTATCCGAGTGGTTGAACGTAATAAGAAAGGCGAAAGAGAATTTCGCGACATACCCGTAAAACACACGTTTTACGTCAAAGACCCTAGAGGCAAATTTCAAAGTATATACGGTGATCCAGTATCACGTATTGTTTGTAAAAACACAAAAGAGCTACGCAAAGAACAAGCAATCAATTCAGGTAAGCAGGTATTTGAAAGTGATATCAATCCAATCTTTGTTTGTCTAAGTGAACACTATCTTAATCAAGACGCACCAAAGCTAAATGTAGCATTTTTCGACATTGAAGTCGACTTTGATCCAGAGCGTGGCTACGCTAGTCCAGACGATGCGTTTATGCCCATTACTGCTATAGCAGTTAAGCTACAATGGATGGACACAATGATCTGTTTGGCAATTCCGCCAAAGACCATGACTATGGATGAGGCTAAAGACGCAGTTAAAGATTTTGACAATGTTATGTTGTACGCTTCTGAAGCAGAGATGTTAGACGTGTTTTTAGATTTAATTAAAGATGCTGACATATTGAGTGGTTGGAACTCAGAAGGATTTGATATTCCATACACTGTTAATCGTGTAACCAAAGTATTGAGCAAAGAAGATACCCGACGTTTCTGTTTGTTTAATCAGTTTCCTAAACGTAGAGAATATGAAAAATATGGGCGTCAAGCAGTAACCTATGACTTTATTGGTCGTGTACATTTAGATAGTCTTGAACTGTATCGTAAGTATACCTATGAAGAACGTCACACATATAGACTAGATGCTATTGCCGAATATGAATTAGGCCAGCGTAAAACACAATACGAAGGCACATTGGATCAACTATACAACAATGACTTCCGTACATTTGTTGAATACAACATTAACGACTGCCAACTGCTAGACGATCTTGATAAGAAGCTCAAGTTTATGGATCTTGCTAATACACTGGCACATGAATGTACTGTATTGCTACAGACCACAATGGGTGCGGTAGCTGTAACTGAACAAGCTATTATTAACGAATGTCATCGTAGGGGATTCCAGGTACCTAATCGTATTAAAATGGAAGAGCGTGAGGATAACGAAGGTGCCGCTGGTGCTTATGTTGCGTATCCTAAAGAAGGTATCCAAGACTGGGTTGGCTCATTAGACATTAATTCACTGTATCCAAGTGCCATTAGAGCACTTAACATGGGTCCGGAGACTATCATTGGACAGTTACGCCAAACAAAAACACAAGAATATATCGATAATCAAACTGCCAAAGGTAAAAGTTTTGCGGCGGCGTGGGAAGGTATGTTTGGTAGCGTAGAGTACACAGCAGTAATGGGTCAAGAAATTGGCACTGACATTACCATTGACTGGGAGAATGGTGATAGCGATGTTCTCAGTGCCGCAGAAGTGTATCGATTGATTTACGAAAGCAACCAACCATGGATGCTAAGTGCTAATGGTACGATTTTCACTTATGAAAATGAAGGTATTATTCCCGGATTGTTAAAGCGGTGGTATAGCGAGCGAAAGGAAATGCAAGCTAAACTAAAGGAGGCAATCAATGCCGGCAATAAAATTGAAGAAGAATACTGGGACAAGCGACAATTGGTTAAAAAGATTAACCTTAATTCACTATACGGCGCCATTCTTAATCCTGGCTGTCGCT